AATAATGCTGTTAAAATTAAAACTATACTTCCTACTATGCTATTATACTTATTTACAAAATTCATTCCCTTTTATCTCCTTTTATTTAGGTTGTCCAAACCTTATATTTTCGTAATTCTTACGTTTCGCTTTTACTTCCCAACTGAATTTTATATTTTCGCCTTTAACTGTAAAGCTTGTCTTATTACGTTCTGCAACATACACTCTACCGTCACCATATGCCTGTAAAAACACTTGATAAGGTATATCGGTATTAACGCATCTTAACAATCTCTCATCAAGTTCTATCGTACAAATACCGTCTATTACTTCGCTTTCGCCTAAATCACCAAAGTAATATTCAGGTACTTCATATGCTCCGAAGTGCAATTTACCGTATTCTTCTGTTTCAATTACGCAATCCTTTGTTCCATGGACTTCAAAATCTCCACGGACATCTAAGCTTGCTTTCATATTGACCCAACAATTATTGTCCAAATTAATATCAATTGAAGAACTTCCCAATCCCGCAAGCCCTGTCGCCCACACCCAAAGAGAACTTGCCAAATCAATCACAAGCTTTGCCCCCTGTGCACTTGTAGGTGGTGGAAGATATCCTAAAGCTTCCCAATTTGCATACTCGGGATATGCTTCAAGCCAATCGAAAGTGCCGCCATACATTGTCATTTTAACCCAATCATTACCCAAACTAACTGCGCCATTGCCTAATTCAATGCCCATATGACTATTTTGAGAATTTAAACTCATGGTATTATTAGCAGGCTTGCTTGGATTGCTAGCTTTAAATTCATTATAAAGTTCCAATTCTGATTGAAGAACATTTTCGGGCAATCCATCACGATAATTAATATTAAATTGTGCTGTGCTTGCTTTGTCTAACAAACTTAAAACTCCGTTATCAAGTTTAATTTGTGCTTTTGCGTTATCACTTGTCAGCGTTGAACCTGTTATAGTAACACCGCTTATATTAATAGCTGTCAACGTGCCTGTGTTTATTTCGTCAGCACTTATTCCGTCGGCTGTTACCGCTGTTCGCCATTTCCATGTACCGTCTACATTTTTAGCATTAGCAATTAATATGCCATCAGAAGTTATCAATATTGCTTTTATGCTTTCGATTTCGATTGGTTGGTCGTGTGTAATAATTCCTCTATCGTCAAATGTAACTGTGCTTGTGCTATTTTCAATTTGCGTTATAGCAGTATTCAATGAGCCTGTCAGCTTTTCAGCAATCAGATTGCCATGTTCATCGATAACATTATTGACCTTGTTTTCTGTTTTCTTAATCGAATTAAATATGTTATTAAAGCCTGTACTTAAATCTTTTATTGGCTGTCCTAAGACAATACTTGAATTTAAGCCCGTTACTAGGTCTTTTTCAAGTTCAATTATTCGTATGTCTATTTCGATATTCAGCATATCGTCAACAACTCGAATAGTATCGCCAAGCTGAAAATATCCTAGTTCTTCTAATTCTGTACCTTGTACAACCTCAACCTCATAACTTACTGTATTTTCAACCCTGTCGATTAATCGCTTAATGTTTTGAATGTTCTTTCCAAATCTAAAGTCAGCACCACGATTTTGTCCAAGCTGTTGTTTTAGTTCAATGTCATATTGAAAATAAGATAATTCACCTTGCCAAATAATAGCGGATTGATACAGTAAATTTTTGGTATTTGTTTCCTGTTGAATGTCAATAGATGCTGTTGTTGTTACATCTGTACCGATAAAGTTAAAACCGCTATCAGTGAGCAAATCATTCATAACGTAGATTGCTGACCTATTTGTCTGCGTATATGATGCTTTCGGCAGTTGTATCAAGTCATAGCTTATATGTTCACAATCAATATAAACCTTTAGCATATTGTCGCTGTCGTGTTCTTCTTCTATGTGGATAACTTTGAAATAGTCATTGTCATACTCGATTAAGTTGTTTTCATCATGCAACAATTCAGTCTTTAATTCTTCAATTAATGCCACAAAACTAATAACATACTCACCATTTATAACTTGCCTAACTATTCCGCTTTCAAGGTTATTCAAATATGCCAATGTTATTTTGTCGCTGTTTATAATTTTTAAAATGGCTTTCACCCGCTTTCTGAAATAAAAAAGGGCTATACTTTATAACCCTTAGTCAATTATTTTTTTCTTTTGTTGCCTAATAAAAAAGAACCTTATTTCTAAAGTTCTTTTATTGGTTAGTCAAAATTCCATAAATCCATATGTTTCCGCCACCATTTATGTAATTATTGGGATTTATTCTGTTGTGATTTTTATCATATATATAAATATAAGAATAATCCAATCCACCTGATATCCCTACAGTATACCCTTCTGCTGCCATTGTTTCATCAGTAGTAACAACAAAAGTAATTACTTTTGTTGCGTTGATGTCGTGATATATTGCTATTTTGTACATGTCAGTTTTAACACCCGTAATATTAACTGGAATATGTGACGAATTATTTATAACTTGCCAACCTTTCCCCGCATTTCGTATTGTTCCCGCAACTTGGATTTGCGTTTGTGTTTGACAAATATCATTTGCGTACACGATAGAACTTGTTATTATTAAAAACGTTAAAATAAGAATTAAAATTGTATTTCTCTTCATATTTATATCATCCTTAAATTATAATATTTTTCTTATGTACACATATTATACCATAAGTTGTGAGTTTGTAAAATATATTTTCTAAACTTCAAATATCCCCAAAAACCAAATGTTACCCTGTTCTAATGCCATGTGTGCCGAACTCGATGTGCCGTCAAGTTTAATACCATCATTATATGTCTTGGTGAAACATATAGACATCTTTGAATCTGCTGCAGATACGAAAGCACCAGCATAATCTAAAAAAGAAACTCTAAATTCAGTATCTGATATAGAACGTATAACTGGAATATATGGTATAACTGCTCCGCTTCTTGTAGTTGCTGTTATTTGTACCCCTTGTCCTGGACAATAACCATGAGGGAGATTAAGCGTAGATGCAGCAAATGTCGGAGTGTATCCTGTTAATATGTCCTGCCCAGTACCATTACTAACAACCCAACTAGCACCATCATAATAAACAGTTCCACTACCTTGTATAGATGCGGATGCCTGTAGTATAACTTTATCTAACCCTACACTAGCCCCAACAACCAAATTATGACTATTAGCCAAATATTCGTCTGTACAAGCTATAAAACCAATAACGTTTTTAAATGTTTTTGAAAAGTTAACAGTTATTTGACTACCAACCGCTACGGCGTAATCTCCTAGCACTCCTACTGGAGTGTGTCCTGCTGTTCGTATAAAATCCCATTTTGTTCTATCTGCAGTATTTTGTCTTATAGCTCCCGCAACAATTTCAATTTTTGAAGTAGAATCTGGTATACTTATAATTCCTTTAAGGGTAGTCAAATCGTTAATCTCTGTTTCATGATTATTGACGTTCGCTTCTAACACCGCGAAATTTCTACCGCTTATTTCTAAATTTTCATTTACAAATAACGAGCCTAATATTTTTTCTAATATCATAAATTCACCCCTAGACTATATAAGTGTTTCTAAATTCAACACTTATATTAATATTAAAGCTTGTGCCTTTTATCGTGATTGTGCTTGCACCTATCGGAATAGTTATAAACTGCCCTGTAAAGCGTTGCATAACACTCACTTTAGTATTATCAACAATCTTATAGACTATCATTTTTTCGGTATCAACAAAGATTGTTTCGCCTATTGTTAAATTTGATAACGTAAAACTGTTAATGCCATTGTCGACTATAACACTCGTGCAAGCTGTGTTTGCGTATATCTCAATTATTGGGCTTGCTTCAAAATTTCCGCTATTCGTTATTGGCTTCAGAGTTAATGCGTTTATATTTTCCCAGACCAAGCTATTTGTAATTACGTTAAATTCATCAGTAACAAAATCAGCGTTGTTAGTTATATAATCGCTTGCATCACCCAATAATTCATATTTACAAAACGATGCTTTAAAATGTAGTGTTGCTTCTGTGAAAACTTCTGTTTCGGTTACTTCTATCGCATCTATAACCTCTGCATTATAAAACAAGTTCGGCTCGTCTAAAAATATTAGTCTGCTATTAATGTTTACAACATCAGCTAACAATGCCCTTTGTTTTATTCGCCTTTGCTCTATGTCAACATCGTAAAAGCCGATTATAACATCAATATAATTGTCCTCATACCTGTTGTTAATAGTTCGACTTCCATGCCTTTTGGGAACAATGAAATCATATCTTGTTTTTACAGGCGTTGCATTTCTGACAACATCTAGCAAATATATATCGTTGGTATTATCTACTAGCACATTATTAAAAGCGAAACCGCCTGACCTGTGAAATTTTATATTTGCCATTACGCCAACGCCCCTCTCTGCTTAGTTAAAATTTGTCTTTGTAATTCTCTTGAAATCTTTTGTATGTCTGCTTCTTCTCTGATTACAAAGTTATTGCCTGTTATACTTATATTACTGCTATTATTAATATTTCTTGCTTCTTGTGCTGTCAACACTCTTTCCCCTTTGTGCAACTCTGCTATGTACCCGTCAAATGGCACGTAATCAAGTCCATTTGCATGGCTACCTCGCACACCTGTTCCAGAGCTACCGCCCGCAGTTCTTCCGTTTTCAAATTCCGTTTGCTTTCTTTTGACATCTGTGTTGTTCCATTCATTCAATTTATTAATAGCTGCTTGTATTGCATCAGCTATACCATTAAACACATCAATTCCTGCTTGTACAACTCCATTTATCACTATAAAAGCAAGTTCTATTGCTTCAGAGATTAACGGGAATGTAGGTTCTATAAAAACCCATAAATCTTGTAATATAGGCAATAAATATGTACTAAATAATCTCCATGCTGTTCCGACTACTTCGCTAATAGTTTCGAAAGTGTTTTTAACAAATGCCTTTATTTCTGGCATATTTTCCAAAACCCAATCGAGTAAATCTTGTAGTATAGGCAAGAACTGACTGCCTATTTCCATAAAAACGCCATTAGTAGCTGCCTTAACTGAATCTAAGCTATCTCCAAATTTAGCACCCGCTTCAACTGCTTCGTTGCTCATAACACTGCCTAAGTCAACCGCTTCTTGCTTTAATGCGTTTATTCCCTCACTACCTGCGTTTAATAAAGGTGTTAATTCCGCGTAACTTTTGCCGAATATATCGTTAGCAATTGCATTTCTTTGTGTTTCGTCTTCCATGTCTGCAAGTCTTGCAATAACTAAGTCAAATGCTTCTGAAGATGTTCCAACTTCCTTAATGTTAATACCCAATTGTTCATAGCTTTCTATCATTGTTTCATTGCCCGCCGAAGCATCTGCGAAAGCTGTTTGTTGTTTAATAAGTGCTTTTTCTAGCGTAGCTGTTTCCATTCCACTTAACTTGGCAGCATAAGCTAATTTTTGAAATTCTTCTGCGCTTGTGCCTGTGCGCTGTGCCATGTCGTCAATTTCACCTGATGCATCAGACATTTTTGTGGCCATCTTACTTATTCCTGCACCAAGTGCTGCGGCTGCGCCTACGCCTATTAAAGCACCTTTTTTTAATGCACCGCCAAACTTACTAAATTTACTTTCCTGCTTTTCGGCCGTTTCACCTACATCGTTTAATTCTTGCTTAGCTTGCTGTGCACCTGTGTCTATTGATATTTTTAATTTTCCTAAATCAATTATATAAATCACTCTCCTTTTTGAAAGTGTTGTCTTAATTTCTTTCTATCTGGCTCTGTCTGTTCGAATATCCAAGCATTCTCCAAATATTCTCTGCCCTTTTCTGTTTGTTGTAGTCTGTAAATATAAGCATCTCTAAATAAAAGCTTATACTCGTCAAAATCGAGATCGCTTATTTCTTTAAAGCTCAATCCTGTATAATCTGCAATTATTTTTTGCTCTGCTGTGTTTATTTTATAATGCTGTTCCTCATTATCTTCCGTTGGATAATAAGGAATAGTTAAAAATTTATATCCTGTATTACCTCTGTTATAAAAGATTGATAAGCCTTTATTAAATACATAGCAACATCAATATCAACTTCATTTTCTACTTGCTGTCTGCTAAATTTCAAATCGTTAATATTTCGATTAAACATTTTAGTTAAAAAGAAATATATCAAATCAAGATTTTTATCTTCTTCGCTGTTCGCTTTCATTAAATTAGCCATTTTATAAGTTTCTTTAAGCATTTCATTGCTTGGTTTTCTTATGTTCAATTCTGTACCATTATTTAGCCTTATATCAAAAGTTTTATTGTTAATGATAGATAAGTCAATCATATTAATTTCCTTTCTTAAAGGGGCATTTCTGCCCCCGCTATTTTATACTACTGGAATTTGTTCCTCGTAAATTATCAATGTACCTGTGCTGTCGTTCGGTACTGCCACAAATTCGGGATTGAGGATTGTTTCACCCTCTTTTGCAAAGGCAATTTCAAAACCTGTGTTATTACTTCCGACTATGGTTACCCGTATATCTCCGTCAACTGCATCTTTATGCACAAATCTTATTACATATTTTTTATCAGTATAATTTCCAATACCGCCGATTTTTAAAGTTCTTTTCCCTGCAGCTTCTGTCAAAGTTCCTGTTGATACTAATTTATTTATTGACTTTCCGCTCCAAGTAATCAGCCCTGCTGTCAAAGATGCAGCTTCTTCTGTTAATATTTTCTTGCTAGCTAGTCCTAAATCGTCTTTAGCTTCATAAAATGTCGGGGTATAGTTTAATTTTGCACCATTTTTTATTAAGCCTAATAAATTTGTGTCTACCTCTATTGTCGCATCTGCAGGAATAGTTAAACCGTCCCACTCTGCCATATATAACTTACCACTACCTAGTACAATTTTTTCTTTATCAGTTGCCATATATTTTTACATCCTTTCTTTGTAGCTTATAATAAAATACGCTGTTTCGTGAAATGTCTGCGTTTCAGCATTTTGCATACTCGCACCGCCATTTCGTTCAATCGTTAAAACGCTATCGCTAAAAGTGTTATCACCTAATGTCAGCAAACTTTTTTCTGCTTCTTCAATCGCCTTTACTGCGTTTGGGTAACTTGTGCATATTGCAGTAAATTCAAATCTGAATTGACCTTTAATGCCATCACTTTGTAGTTTTACCGCCTTATAAAATGCTTCGTTAACATTGCTTGTACCAAAAGGGGTTATAAGCGTAACTAAAGCCTTTAAATTGACGTTTGCGTTAAGTTTAGCAAGTAATTGAATTAATACACTGTACATGTTATTCCCCTTTCTTTTGGCGTTCTAATAGGTTTTCAAATGGTTTCTCTAATTCGCTTCTTTTTGCATCAACTGCATCTTGTAAAAATGGCTGTGGTTTCTGTCCTTTCGTTGTATGCCAATCGCCTTTTGCATCTTGATAACGCCATGGCGTTTGCCTACCGTCGCCCTCTTTAGCAAATAAGCCTGTTCCTTGATGAACATATGGGGCATACTCTAAATTACTGCCTATTTCCACACCTGATAAATCGTCTGTTATCTGATGTGTAATACTTGCCCTCAACTGTCCATCGTCAACAGGGCAATTCTCTTTTGCTGTGTTCTCAATTAACTGTCCAACTGCTTCAAGTCCTTGCTTTAATGCTTCAGGCAGTAATTCATTTATGACATTTTGAATATTTAAATAAACTTCGCCGGCCATTAGATTAAAACCTCTTTTAATATAAGCTGTGCATATCTGCTTTCTTGAATTATGCTTTCAACATCTAGGACCTGTCCGTTACCCTCTAGCCTATATTTTTCTTTCAAATCAAATGCTTTATACTGTGTAATGCCTTGCGGCGTTCTTACTGTGTATAAGATTCCGTTGTCAATGTTATTTGTTACTGTGTAATTAATCGATACAGGAATTGTCGCAACAGCAACATAACTAAAAACAGGCGTTCCAAGTTCGTCAAATGTCTTGGCATATTTTTTAAGTGCATAAGGTTTCATATTGCTATTTATGCTCATTAGTGCATCACAACCTTATGAGTATATTTTTTAAGCCTGTTCGCAATATCGCCCGTTGTGTATATATCTGCGTAACTTTCATTCATACCGCTTGCACTAACATTGTTTATGCCCTCGTTTCCAAGCCTATTTAATTTTATTATGACTATGTCAACTAAAATATTGTCTAGTGCCGTATCATAAGCAAGCAATTTGCATTTTTCTGTTAATTCTATTTGTGTCTTGCCAATCAATAGATTAATTTTTGCATCGTCTGTATAATTAGTTAATGTTTTAATTTCTTCTAAAGGTGTCATTTTTCACAACCTCTCTATAAATTTAAAAGGGGCATTTCTGCCCCTTTAATTATGCTGCTGCTTTTGTTAATTTAACTGCTTTTGTTTCGTCTGTTAATGCTACTACGTTGCATCTTCTGTTGAAAATAGAGTTCAATCTAAGGTTTGCATCTCTAGTCTGCTCTGTTTCAACTTCTTTCTTTGTGAATACTGTTACTGCTTCTTTTGTTGCTAAATATGCTGTGTCTGCCGCAACCGATACAGTTGTGTAAACAGGAATGTTATTAACAGAGCCGATGTAACCTGTTCTAACAAAACCCTCAACATATTTTAACTCGTCTTTCAATGTCTTTCTTAGTTGTGCTTTCTGTGCGGGATTGATTAAAAGGAATAAGCCCTCTTCATTTTCTCCAAACTTAGCTGTTGCATCAACTATGCTGTCAAATGTCATACCCGTTGCAGGATATTCACTTGTTACAGTAGTCTTTGCAAGTTCTAAGTAAAACTTAGTTGTTAAGTCATTAACCATATTAGCGGACATTTTTTCAAGTCCTACATTTACTAACATAGGGTCTTTCATTGCTTCTTCGTCATAATATGGAAAACGACCTTGTACATATTTAACAGTATAATCAACAGGTGTGAATGATACAGCCACATCATCGCCTACAACATTACCCTCGCCCTGTGCTACGTCTCTTACTGCGCCTGTTGCTGTGTATTTGTTAATTGTTTTTGTCATTCCTGCCGCTTGTGATAAACTTTGGTCGTGTGTGTAAAATGGTGATACTGCAAGCTTAGTGTTCATAAAGTTCGCTACTTTATTTTCTAGTACAAAATTTTCATATAATACGTTTGGCATATTGTTACCTCTCTTATTTTAGTTTTATTTTATTAACTGCATATACAAATCTTTGTTTGTATTGTATAGTTCTTGCTGTTGGTCTAACGTCATTTTGTTAAATACTTCTTTTGTTATTTCGCCTTGTGGCAATACATCTTTCTTAGGCGTTGAGCCTTTAAGCCTGTTATTGACTTCTGCTTCAACTGATTTTTTAAATGCCTTATCAATTAAATCAATATTCTTTTTCATTGTTTCAGCATCTTCAGCAACCACAAAATCAGCTAATGAAACATCTATATTGCGTTCAGCAAGTATTTTCATGCACTCAGTTTTATTCTGTGTCAAAGTAAAGTTTCTTCGCATATCCTCTATTTCTTTTTTAGATTGCTCTATCTCATACCTTGCCTTTTCTTCTGCGTTCATGCTCGCTAGTTTTGCAGCTTCTTCTTGCTTTTTACTGAATTTCTGTTCGAATTTTTCATACATTTTAGACACTTCTCTGTCAAAGTCCGCCTTACTGAATATTTGCGGTGTCGGGTCTGTTGGTGGTGTTGGTGGGTCTGTTGGTGGGTCTACTGGTGGCGTTGGTGGTGTTCCGCCCTCTGCAAAATGTTGTAATTTTAATGGTAATATGAATTTATTGTTAATTTCCTTTGTCATTGTTTTCTATCTCCTTTCACGTACCCTGTTAAGAGTGCCCGAATACTTTTTAATTTTAGCCCGATTGATTAACCGCTCAATCACGCCGAAAGGCGTTAGGTGTTTCTTTAATGTCTATACCACCCTAAAAAGACATATATTTATTTAAACAATTCCTTGTCTAATACTGGTATAAATGTACATCTGCAGTTGGGATGGACCACACTTGGCGCATCATCAATATCGAATACCTTGTTATCTAATGGCTCACATTCATCGCAAAGCCTGTCATCATCAGCCGTTATCCATTTAACTTGCGAATATCCTCTATCTTTATAAGTCTGTCTTTGCCCGTCGTTTAAAACCCTTTGGACCTCGGTCCTTACAATACGGTCCGCATCATTAAAGCCTACACCAAATCGCTGTCTAATTTCCTTTACTGCCCTATCCTTGCTATTTCCTACAACCACGCTGTCAATTACGCTTTTTTCAATCTGCGCCCTTAATCTGCTCTTGTTTTCCCATATTCGCTGACTAAAATTAGCGCCTTTGAAATTTGCGTAAACAATTTGTTTTGCATTGTGTTCATTAAGGAATGTCCACGTAAAATCAGCAGTTATTTTCTTTGCTGTCTGCTCGTAAACTTGTTTATAGACCGTTAATAAACTCTTAGCGATTTCCTTTTCTTCTGTCTTACCAAGCTTTACTATTTGCTCGTTAATTAAATCTTGTAGCTTTTTATACCTGTTTTGCTGATACAACATATTAGCTGTTACTTCTTCTCCTGCGCTTAGAATGTCCATATATAAGTCGGTAAGTTGTATGTTGACTTGTTGCTCGGCTTCTCTATAAACTTGCGTTAATCGGCGTTTTATTAGCTTTGTCTGCTTGTTGTAAATCTTGTCTTGTAATCTGACTTGCCAATAATCTTTACTGCTCGGCATCTTCGTGCCCTATGAAAGTTGAGGTTAAATTCCAAGCGGTATATATAGCAATTGCACTACAAATTATTAATATCAATGTAAAAGCTATCATTTTTCTTCTTCCTCGCTTTCTTCTTCCGTATGTTCGTGGAATAAATCGTCATAACTATTTAACGCCTGTTCTTCTTGTAGCTTTTCAAGTTCAGCCTTTGCATCTTCGACAAATGATAATTGACTAATCAGCGTTTCGCTTGACAGCAAACCTCTTAAATTATTAATCAATTCTGCTATTTCCGTTTCATTCTGTGGAATATTACGCTTAAATGTAATTTTTACATCTTGCAAACTTGTCCCTGTTTTCAAATTAAGGATATTAGATATAAGCCATAATCTGTTTTGCAAGCCTTTTTTAAACTTACGTTCTTTTATACTACATACATTTTCTAAACCTAAAAGCTTGTACTTCATCGCAACGCCCGAAACATTGTTAGCAAAATTTTCATCACTCATATTCGGCACTCGACTATACTTGTGAATGTCATTTACAATGCGATTCTTTGCGTTCTCTTGTTCTGTATCAATAGCATTTTTAGTCAAGAATGAAACTGTACCATTCTCGGGTACTTCTAAAAGTCTATTCTCTTTCATTGTCTGAATATCATCAGGCAATGTTGCACCTGTAAACACCATATAGCAATCATTGTAATAATCAAATGCGTTTGCTGTGTCGCTTTCTAAACGGTCATAGAAGTCAATTAAATCAATAACCAACTCAAAATCACCAAGCATTTCATCATTATTTTTATAGATACTGACAGGAACTAAAATAAAATTATGTGTTTTATCTTCGCCTAATTGCTCCAATACCTTGCTATCTGCTATTTTATATTCGCGAATATTCTTATCGCTGTACAACGTAACGTATGTAACTGTTTTATCATCAAGGATATTCGCAACCTCATTAAATCTTATTACATAAAGTAAATTACTGTTAACCGTATCATCGTAAATACAAATCGTATTTAATGGGCTTAACTTAGCAAGTTTAAGGTCTGCGTTTTCGTCTAAGTATTGAAGTTCATAGGCTACGCCAAATATGCTACAATCTTTTTCTAGCTGTGAGTTAAGGTCTTGTTCGTCGTTGTCATTAAATATGTATTGCAATAACTCTAAATCTGCATCAGCGCCACTATAACTTACAGGCTCACCTATAAAAAAAGCTGTCATGCTGTCGGTGATGTAATTGCCCCAACTGTGCGCTATCTTATTGTTTGGCTTTGTAGTGTCCGCAAATGTCCTTGATTTAATGTCATTCTCATTTCTGTAATATCTATCAAGCTTTTTCAATCGTGGCAAGAATTGCAGTTTAAAGCTGTCTATGAACTTGATAATGTGTGCTGCTGTTAGTTCTGTTTCTTTGTTTATATAAAATATTTTAATCACCCCAATCTAGTTTTTGACCGCAATCAAGACAAAATTCATATGCGACAAATTTATTACAACTTGGACATTTAAAATCAATATTTCTATCGTTTATTTTTATTCTTTGTATTTTTTTAGCTGTTTGTTTTTCAAGTGCCAATATTGCTAAATCAATAGCCTGTCTTGTTGCATTATATTTTTTATGCAATGTTTTAATATCATAATCATTTTTTAATGTGTAAATTGCTTTTTCTGCATCGCTCATTTCTGCCCCCTACATCAATTTATTTTTCCTAACTGTTACTTGATTATTTGTCATATCATTTTCTAAACTGTATCTAAGCGCATCTATTAAGTGATTATCCTTATCAACAGGAATAGGCAAGACG